ATCAGCCAGTACGAAGCATCATTATGCCCTCTAGCGAAAACGAGACTGGCGGATTGCCTCGCCTCATTGGCATCATTGTGGCTATTGTGGCTGCCATTGCCTTGCAGGCTTGGCTAGTGCAAATGAGCATTGGTTTTATTTGGCCTTTCTTTTCTTTGCCGTTTTGGCAATGGATGGTAATTGTATTGACTGTTCGCTCTTTGCTTTCGCCATTGTTCAATGAATAATACATTCCCTTCCATTGATCCTCTTGATGATGGCAAAAGCTTTGTCATGCTCATTGATTCCATGGGAAACAGTCTTTCCGTGGTAAACGATGCCCGTCAAAGCTTTGACAATAGAAAAGGGCAATGGGAAGAAAAAGACGACAAACTTATTAACTATTTAGCCCGTGAACACCACACCAGTCCATTTCGCGGCGTAGTTTTTAAATGGCATGTTAAAGCGCCATTATTTATCGCTAGGCAGTGGTGGAAGCATACAGTGGCCTCCACTTACGTTGATGATCAATTGGGCTGGAACGAGAAAAGCTTTCGTTATTGTTCTGCTGAACAAGCAGAGTTTTACATTCCAAATAGTTTTTCTAGGCAAAGCGAAAGCAATCGTCAGGCTTCTGACGGTCCTATTTCCAGCAGGGGCCAGCAACTGGCCCTGCAACAATATGTGCAAGCCTTAGAGGCTTGCAGGCAGGCTTATGAGGGGCTTCTGCTCACTGGTGTGTGCAAGGAGCAGGCACGGGCTATCCTGCCAGCAGCTCTCTACACCTCCTTCACTTGGACTTGCTCTTTGCAGGCATTGTTCAATTTCATTCATCTTCGCATTGATGCCAAATCGGCCCAAAGTGAGATTGCTGCCTATGCCAATGCCCTGCTAACATTGGCCAGACCCATTGCCCCAGAAGCCTTTGCTGCTTTTGAGGCCCATTCAAAACAGTTCTAGCTCCTTCACAAACCATGACTCACGATCCCGTTAATAGCCCTTTTCATTACACGCATTCTGGAAGCGTGGAATGCATTGAAGCCATTGAAAGTTCAATGGGAGCAGAAGCCTATAAAGGCTTTTTGAAAGCCAATGTAATTAAATATGTTTGGCGTTATGAACATAAAAAGGGCTTAGAAGATTTGCAAAAAGCACAATGGTATCTGGCCAGGCTAATTGCAGCCAAGGAAGAGGAAGAAAAACAAGCCAAGGAAGTCGTCGAGGAAATATTAAATTATGATCCCGATGACTATATAGCCAGCGGGTGTCCTGATGGTTTCTGCCCTCTTCCTAGCGTCAGACAAGGGCCGTCTGAAAGCATGTTCCAGCCTGTTTAACTAGCTTGCAAATACAGCGAAGGCGGCCAAACAAGGGCCGCCTTTTCTTTGCGCTGTTCATGAATGGGCAACACTCGCTGCACCTTCTCCATCCATTGCTCCCACTCATGCAAGTCAGTATGGGCGCTCACAAAGCTATTGGCATGCACCCAGGCAAGCAAGAACTGTTCTCGCTCTTCTGTCCAACATTCTTGTGGACGCCACCATTCAAACACTGGTAAGTCGCCCTTGGCTCCATTATGCTCGTGGCAAGCAGGAACCAAGTTCCATTTGGCATAGTGCGGTCCGCCTTTGCTTTTGGGCACTAAATGATCGAGCGTAAGTTTTTCGTGCCATTTACCGCAATAGGCACAAACTGGTTGACCAACTGGCCCCTTGAGAAAATAGTCTTCAAAAATACTGCGCCTAAAGCGTCTTTTAGCTTCTGCAGGTCGGAGTTCAATGAGGCAATGGAGGAGAGCATTTGGTCCATTGTCGCCGCCCATAGGAATATTGTATTTCTCTTAGCTTAGACAGCCCTGCGACAGAAATGAAAGAAGCATAGAATGAGAGAATAATTCATAGCTCTTCCTCATGAGCAACTGGCAAGACGGCGCTTCAAAAATCGCTACAACTCTTACTGCCGCCATGCTTCTTGCTTGTGGCAATATGTTAATTGCTGTTAATAATCAGCAAATTAAAATGACAACACAAGTGGAAAATATCACTAAAAATCTTGATGCTCTCACTCATAGCGTTAAAGAATTAGAAAACCGCATTCGCAGCTTGGAGATTGGGCGTCGTTAAAAACACGCTCAAATCCTTTGCTAGAGTGTGAAAAATTGCTATCACACCATGACTGGCGTTGAATGGTTTGTCATTGGCGGCATTATCGTGGCCGCTCTGGATCAAGTGATTCAGTATACCCCCTGGAAAAGTAACAACCTGCTTCAGCTTGCCCTGACAGGCTTAAAGGCTGTCTTCCGCGTGGGCCAATAATTCTTCATGCCTGCTCCCATTGAAAACTCTTGGGAAGGCGTCATAACTCATGCTGCAAAAGCAGGGGCTAAGTTCCCTGAGCTTGTTGCAGCGCAATGGGCATTGGAAAGTGGCTACGGAAAGCATTTTTCTGGAAAGTGGAATGCCTTTGGCCTGAAAGGCAGTGGCACTACTGCCACCACTAAAGAGTTTTACGATGGGCAATGGGTGGAAATCAGGGCTGGATTTATTGATTTTCCCAGTCTTGCTGCCGCCATTGAATACCTTGTCGGCCGATGGTATCGAGATTGGAAAGGCTATAAAGGCGCTAATCATGCACCACGCAGGGAAGCCGCTGCCAGAATGCTTCAGAGCGAAGGCTATGCCACCGATCCATCGTATGCAGATAAGCTCATTCGCTTAATGAACCAGCACGCACCAATAGCCATGTCTTCTTCTCCCATTGTTCTGTCTGATGCTGCCAAGTTTTACAAAGAGCTTCCCCATCAAAAACAGGCGTGGGACTGGCTGCAAGCACAACTTACACCTACTCGGTTGAACGAATTCAGCAGGCTCTACAGAAATGGCCCTTCAGTGCTGTCCTTCCAAAATCCGCTGAAAGTGCCCTACTTTTCGCAAAGGGACAATGCCTCAGGCCAAGGCTATAGGGAGTGTTTTAGTAGCTCCTGCGCGATGGTGGCGGCCTTCCATGGCAAGGTAAAAAGCGACGACGAATACAATTTGGTTCGTGCGCGTTTTGGCGATAGCACCAATTCTGTTGCACAAGTGAAAGCTTTGCAAAGTCTTGGCTTAAAGGCTACGTTCCGTCAAAATATGCGCCTAGGAGATTTAGAAAAAGAAATTAAAACTGGCTTTCCCGTGCCTGTTGGCTGGCTGCATGGAGGAAACTATCGGCGGCCTGCTGGTGGCGGTCATTGGAGCGTAGTCGTAGGCCTATCAAATGGCGGCACCATTCAGCACGATCCCATGGGAGATACTGACTTAGTGCATGGTGGCCATCGAAGCCCTCAAGGTGGAAACTATGCCACCTTTGCTAATCAATATTGGCTTCCTCGCTGGGAAGTAAAGGGGGGCGATGGTTGGGCAATTATTGTGCGACCATGACCAACGAAACCATCTTCAATGCTTTTTGCTACGAACTAGCGATGTTCGCCATTCGCAAATGGCAATGGCTGGCCTTCAACCCTCTCATTAAAGCCCTTATTGCCCATTGCAAGCCATTCTGGGTGGAGTGGAAAACTCAGCTCACACTGCAGAAAGTAGACGAGCAAGTGAAGGAGCTGAAAGAGCAATGGGAAAAGGAAGAACGAGAGCATCGTGCTGATGCCCTTGCTGCAAAAGCTCAAGAAATGTTTCCTGATGCCACTGTCACGCCATTGTCTAATGCCATTGTCCCAAGCGTGATGATCATCAGAGAAGCGCCTCCTGATGCTTCTGATGCCGTGAAAGCCCTCGGTGGAGAACTGCGCATCACTTATCGGCTTGACTAGAGGCGTTCTGCTCATCCAAGGCTTTGTTGATTAAATTGTGCAGCTCCATGTAGTTGCAAATGATGCCGTCAATGTAGTCCACATTGAAAATTTCATACATGGCAAAGCGATAGGAGCCGCGTTTCTCCACTTCCGCCTCATACATTAAGCCAATGACTTTGCGAAAGGCCCTCGCCCTTTCTTCCATCGTCAAACTGTCCCACCAAGCCTGGTCTTCTGCATGGAGCAAAGTTTCGCTTTCGGACCAGGCTTTCCTGAGGGCATCTAGCTCTGGAGAAGCTAACCATTTTTTCAGCGACGTAGCCTCGTCTTTAGCTGATGCCACTTTTCTTTTTCAGAGT